CATCAGAAATTTCGCGCGACGAAGTAAAGTTCTTCAAGTTCATTGAACGACTCCGTATGAAGTTCTCTGAACTGTTCCTTGAACTGCTGCGTGTCCAGTTGATTCTGAAGGGCATCATCAAGGAGAGCGAGTGGCAGGACATTGAAGGCAAACTACGGTTTGAGTTCATCAAGGACTCGCACTTCAGTGAACTGAAAGAGAACGAGATTCTGAAGGAACGTCTGCTGTCGTGCCGTGACGCAGAGGATTTTGTGGGCAAGTACTTCTCCCGCGAGTGGGTACGCAAGCACGTTCTGCGGCAGACAGAAGACGACATCGAGCAGATCGACAAGCAGATAGAAGAAGAGCAAGCCAGTGGCGCAATTGCACCTCCCGAAGGCGCAGCCCCACCGCAAGAAGCGGAAGCACCACAAGGTGAACCGCAGCCTGTCCCACAGTCTGCTCCTGCTTCAGGATCACAGGAACCTGAAATCACCATTGGGGAGATTGATCCAGGTTGGGATGAAGAAGACGTGAACGACTAAAGGAGACTCCCGTGGATTCACTAGATATCTCGTATTCTGAGTTCAAAAATGCAATACACTCCTCGCTGGCAGAGCGGTTACGCGAACGCCTTGCCCGCGAGAAACAGATTATTTCAACCACAATCTTGGGCGATTCTGAAGAAGATGATGCGTCGGAATCACAGTCAAACGCAGAAGAGAACTAAATAATCTGTCACGAAAGGACGCTCATGGACACCAATCGCAAAATAGTACAATCGCTGCTACTCAAAGACTACGCATCCCTCAAGGAGAGCGTGTTTTCTTTGCTGTACGCCAAGGCATCAGTCGCTCTTGATGAGGCTCGCGTTGCCGTGGCTAACGCTGTATTCAACGAAGCCTCGGAAATCAAACCTAGTCCTGAACGAGCCGCACGCACGAAGCGTGAGATTGGAAAGCCGTTGATGTACGCAGGAAAGAAAGCAGGGACTACTGGAATCAGAACTGCTGAAGGCAAACTAAAGGAAGCCACCGAGCAGTTGGATGAAGTCTCTCCTCCCGACATGGAGAAGATGACAGGCTCCAAGAAGACGAAGGCTTCGTTCACGAAGCAGTACGGTAAGCGCGGCAAGAGCGTCATGTACGCCACCGCTTGGAAACTGCACAACAAGAAGGCGGGCAAGGACTAATGAAACTCATTACCGAAACCGTACAGGACATCAACATCCTGACCGAAACAAAGGATGGTCAGAAGCACTACTTCATTGAAGGCGTGTTCATGCAGGCTGAAGCAAAGAATCGCAACGGTCGCGTGTACCCCATTGCCGTCATGGAGAAGGAACTGGGTCGGTATGAGAACGAATATGTGAAGACGAACCGCGCTATGGGCGAACTGGGTCACCCCGAAGGACCGACCGTGAACCTTGAGCGCGTTTCGCACCTCATCAAGGACTTGCGCCTTGAGGGAAACGATGTGTACGGAAAAGCCAAGATTCTTGACACTCCATACGGCAAGATTGTCCGTAACCTGATTGACGAGGGCGTGAAACTGGGTGTTTCGTCCCGTGGCATGGGTTCCCTAAAGGAACAGGACGGGGTGAATGTTGTACAGGAAGACTTCATGCTTGCAGCCGTGGATGTGGTGGCAGACCCGTCTGCTCCCAACGCGTTCGTGAACGGCATCATGGAAGGACGGGAATGGATTTGGGACAACGGTGTTCTAAAGCCCGTTGTGATTGAATCGTACAAGAAAGCAATTCAAAATACGCCTGCCCATAAACTGGAGGAGCAGGCACTACGCGTATTCAAAGACTTCATCTCAAGACTCTGATAGAGATACATAAATAGAACCAAGGAGAACCCAGTCATGGCAAACGATAAGATCGAAGATGTAATCCGAAAGGTAGTTCTAGGCGAATCCTTCATGGCAGAGGAGCAAGACGCTGTTCCTGGTCCTGGAGACGACGAAGACACTATTGAGGACGGTGACGACGAATTCTTCGAGGAAGAAGTAGTCGATGACGAAGAAGTCATTGACGAAGAAGTCCTTGATGAAGCCAAGGACGAAGACGAAGACGAGGAAGAAGACGAGGAAGAAGACGAGGAAGAAGACGAGGAAGAAGAGGACGAGGACGAAGGCAAGAAGGGCAAAGGCAAGATGCCCGCTTTCCTCAAGTCTAAGTTCAAGAAGAAGATGGACGAAGCCGCTTCGGACTACTCGGACAAGAAACTGTACCAGACTGCCAACGGCAAGGGCGCAGAAATTCCTGCTCCCACTGGTGATGCCAGCAGCAAGAACATGGGCACCATCAAGGCAAAGAAGAGCGATGCCAAGGCTGAAACCAAGATTCCTTCGGTCAGCATGAAGAAGGAAGACCTTGACGCGCTGTTCGGCGGCAATGAACTCTCGGAGGACTTCAAGGAGAAGGCTGCAACCATCTTTGAAGCCCACATGAACGAGCGGTTCCATGCAGCACAGCAGGAACTACAGGAACAGTACGAAACTCTTCTTGAAGAGCACACTGCTGCTGTTACGGAAGAACTCATTGAACGCATTGACGACTACCTTGCGTATGTGGTCGAAGAGTGGATGCAGGAGAACCGCCTCGCTGTTGACAAGGGACTCCGCACGGAGATTGCAGAAGAGTTTATCGGCAACCTCCGCAACCTGTTCACCGAGTCGTACATCAGCGTTCCTGAAGACAAGACGGATCTGTTCGATGAAGCAGTGGAAGAAAACACCACTCTCAACGCTGAACTATCAGAGCAGGTTCAAAAGAACATGGCACTCTCGGAAGAGGTCGAGCAACTACAGTGCGAGATCGTGTTCCGCGAGATTGCAGAAGGTCTAACTGACACCGAAGTGGAAAAACTCCGCAGACTCGCAGAGGATGTTGAGTTCGATACTGTCGATCAGTTTGCCGAGAAACTTGGTGTTCTCCGTGAGAACATTGAGAGCATCGGTACTGTAACGGAGGGTTCTTCCACCAACAACGAAGAAATTTCAGAGTCGGTGGAAGACGCTTCAGAGGAATTGTCCCCGCTCATGGAGGCGTACCTCCGGTCAATGAGCAAGTCGCAAGTCTAATCCAGTCACCCCAGACTGTTTCAAAAAAGGAGAAATAGTACTCATGGAAAACAAATTCCTAACCGAAACGGCTCTCCGCAAGTGGAAGCCCGTCCTAGATCACGGTGATCTAGCCCCCATCACCGATGCCCACAAGCGTGCCACCATTGCCACTCTCTTGGAAAACCAAGAAAAGGCAATCCGTGAGCAGATGCTTGTCGAGGCTTCGCCCACCAATGCTCTTGGTGCCGGTATGTCGCCTCTTGCTTCGGGTGGAGAAAACGCCAACCTACGCGGATACGACCCCATCCTTATCCAACTTGTTCGCCGTGCCATGCCCAACCTCATGGCATACGACATCTGCGGCGTTCAGGCTATGAACGCTCCCACTGGCTTGATCTTCGCAATGCGCGCGAAGTACAACACTCAAGGCGGAACCGAGGCTCTATTCAACGAACCAGCCGCCAACTTTGCCGGTTCGAGTCAAGTCAGCGGCTCGGGCTTCTCGGGCGGCACCGCAGGCGGCGGCGCAACCGGAGCCTTGGCAGAATTCGGTCCTGGTACCGGCGTTGATCCGTTCTACGGCTACGAAGGCACTGCGGTTGATCCTCTCACTGCGAGCGGTCTAACCACTGGTTCGGCTCTTCGCACTAACTTCGCTGAAGGCGAAGCACCAAGCGAAATGGCGTTCTCCATTGAGCGCGTCGGTGTGCAGGCTGCTACCCGTATGCTTGCTGCATCGTACTCGGTTGAACTCGCCCAAGACCTCAAGGCAGTTCACGGTCTTGACGCTGAAACCGAACTCAGCAACATTCTCAGCACGGAAATCCTTGCTGAAATCAACCGTGAAGTGGTTCGTAACGTGTACCGCGTTGCGAAGTTGGGCGCACAGCAGAGCGACCTGTACTACAAGACTGTTGCTGGCGGTCTGACCACCGGCTCCGGTAAACCGGGTGGCGTGTACGACCTTATTCAGGACTCGGACGGTCGTTGGAGCGCGGAAAAGTTCCGTGGTCTAATGTTCCAGATCGAGCGCGAGTGCAACACCATCGCCAAGGAAACCCGTCGCGGCAAGGGCAACTTCATCATCTGCTCGGCAGATGTTGCTTCAGCCCTCGCAATGGGTGGCTTCCTAAACATCAGCCCCGCGCTGAATGTCAGCCTTGACGTTGACGACACTGGCAACACCTTTGCTGGTACCCTCAACGGCAAGATCAAGGTGTACATCGACCCGTATAGCGTCATCGGCACGAACTTCGTGTGCGTTGGCTATAAGGGCAGCAGCCCATACGACGCAGGCGTGTTCTACTGCCCGTATGTTCCGCTCCAGATGATGCGCGCTGTTGATCAGTCCACCTTCCAGCCCAAGATGGCGTTCAAGACCCGCTACGGCATGGTTGCGAACCCCTTCGCTGAAGGCACCACCCAGGGTCTTGGTGGTCTGAAGGCTCGCGCAAACGTCTACTACCGTATCTTCCGCGTGGACAACCTCCACGGCGTGGCATCGTAATAGACCACTCTGTCAGAGTTACTTTCGGGGGAGGGGAGGCGAAAGCCTCCCCTTCTCTTTTCTACATACTGGTATGGCACTGAACTACAACTTCACAGACATACCGTCAGACATTCTGAACAGGTATCCAGAAAGTGTTAACGCACTGCTGCCCACCTACTTCAGGTTCACACTGGCTCGTGTGCCAAACGTGGTGTACTTCTGCCAGTCTGCAAATATACCTGGTATGAATTTGAGCGAGGTCATCATGCCCACCCCGTTCGTGCCCATCAAAGCACCAGGCAAACTGGAGTTTGATGAACTGTCCATTGGTTTCATCGTGGACGAAGGGCTGACAAACTGGTTGGAAATCAAGAATTGGATGCGGTCCACCACGAACGTGGAAGACTACACAGAGTTCCGACCAGTAAACACCCACCTGTCTACTGCAAACCTCATTATCTTAAACAGTGCAAAGCAACCCAAACTAAACGTGACTTTCGAGGGGGTGTTTCCGCGAAACCTTACTGGAATAGACTTTAATTCCAGCGCAGGAGACGTGGACCCCTTTGTGGTGAACTGCACGTTCTCGTACCGCTCGTTTAATATAGAGCGACTGTAAAATAGAGAAATGTGCTTGACACAGTAAGCGCAAGCAGTAAACTCCTGTGTGGAGGTTGCTATGACTTTAGATGACTTGCGCAAAGAACTGCTGAAAGACATGGGCTTGGACGAAACGGCACTGGATGCCGAGTCGCTGCGCATTCCGCAACTCCACGGCAAGTACCTGAATTTCTTGTTTGATGAACGCCTCATGCTGTCCAAGTACGAAGGGGACTTGGCAAAGACTACCCGTTGCAAATGGGAGTACTACACAGGCAAGATGAGTGATGAAGAGTTGAAGGAGCGAGGATGGGAACCTTTTCAACTAAAGGTACTGCGCCAAGACATGAGCATCTACTTGGATTCCGATGAAGACTTGCTTAAGGCACGACAGCGAGTCCAGTATCAGCGCGAGAAGATTGCTCTGCTGGAAGAAGTCATCAAGGAACTAAACAACCGACACTGGAAGATTCGCAATGCCATAGAGTGGAGAAAGTTCACCAATGGTCAGTGACTTGTTACTAGAAGACCCTGACAAGTGGTGGGTGGACAAGATGTATATGCACGAAGCACTGGTTGCTGCAACACACAGTCCCGATCCGCGAACACAGGTTGGTGCTGTACTGGTTATTCCTGGCAGTGGAGTGCTGCTCAAAAACTGGAACGATGTGCCTACCCGTCTTCGGAAGGCAGGGTATCCAAAGGACTCTGCGCTGAAGAACTACTGCACAGAACACGCAGAGCGCAGAGTAATCTACCAGGCACTAATAAACAAACTCCACACAGGTGACTTGACCATGTACACCACATGGGCTACTTGTGCAGACTGTGCGCGAACGGCAATACAGTTTGGTATTGGTAGAGTGGTTACATTCCGCACACTGGTGGAAAAAACGCCTCCACGATGGGAGGAGTCTGTGCGCGAAGGACTGTCCATGCTGCGAGATGCAGGGGTTCCTGTGGTTGGTTGGACTGGAAAACTGGGGCATAAATACTCTATACGGTTCAACGGCACGGTGTACACAGGCGAGGACATGGGCTGATGGTTGATCTTGACGTGAGCATAGTGGACTCCGTGTACGTTCGCGTAAATTGCGACCGTGGTGTTGCACGTGAACTGTCCGACTATTTCACATTCAAGGTTCCTGGATACAAGTTCATGCCTGCGTACCGTTCTCGGCTGTGGAACGGCGAGATACACCTGTACAATGTCCACACACAGCAGATATACGCAGGGCTAGTGGACTATATTCAAAAGTTTGCCGTGGAGCGTAACTACAGTATTACTCTGCCCGCAGCCAACGGATTCAAGACAGATGCACAGAGTGTTCGTGGGTTCGTGGAAGACCACTTGAATGTTCACGTGAACGGCACCAAAGCGCAAGCCCATGAACACCAAATCAATGCCATTCACCACGCAATGGAAACCGAGCGATGCTTGCTGCTGTCGCCCACAGGATCAGGAAAGAGCCTCATCATCTACTCGCTTGTGCGGTATTACTTGAGCAAGATCCCCAAGGACAAGAAGGTGCTGATTGTTGTTCCCACAGTGTCTTTGGTTGAGCAGATGTTCTCTGATTTCGAGGACTACTCCAGTGCAAACGGGTGGGACGCACAGCGAAACTGCCACAAGATTCTTGCAGGGCAAGACAAGGGGACAGCGAAGCGCGTTGTGATTTCCACGTGGCAGTCCATCTACAAGCAGGACGAGAAGTACTTTCAGCAGTACGGTGCAGTGGTTGGAGACGAAGCCCACCTGTTCAAGTCCAAGTCTCTTACAGCAGTGATGAGCAAACTAAAGACGTGTCCGTTTCGTGTAGGAACAACAGGCACTCTTGACGGCACACAGACCCACCGTTTGGTGCTTGAAGGACTGTTTGGCAAGGCGTATGAGGTAACCAAGACCAAAGCCTTGATGGAACAGAACATCTTGAGCAATCTAAAGATTGACTGCTTGCAACTTCAGTACCCTGATGTGGACAAGGAAGCCATCAAGCGTGCAAAGTACGAAGACGAAATCAAATGGATTGTGGCATCCGAACGCCGCAATAAATTCATCATAGACCTATGCAAAACACTGAAGGGCAACACTCTTGTACTATTTCAATTCGTGGAAGGACACGGCAAGGTGCTAAATACTATGGTGACCTCTGCTGTTCCACCCGAGCGTAAGGTTTTCTTTGTGTACGGCGGCACTGAAGCCTCTGAACGAGAAGACATTCGCAAGATCGTGGAAACAGAAGACAATGCGATCATTATTGCTTCATACGGAACTTTCAGTACGGGTATTTCCATAAGGAGGCTCAACAACATCATCTTCGCGTCTCCATCGAAATCTCGCATCCGTGTTCTGCAAAGCATTGGTCGCCAGTTGCGAACGTACAAAGACAAAGGCACTGCACGGCTTTACGATATTGGAGACGATCTGTCGTGGAAGTCGTGGAAGAACCACACCCTGCGGCACATGAACGAGCGTTTGCAAATATACAAGTCCGAAGGCTTTGACTACAAAGTGGTCAAGATTCAACTAGGAGAACAGCCATGAGATCCCGAAAGAAGTCTGAACTACGCGTGTTTAAACTGCGCAGCGGAGAAGAGATCGTGGCACGATACGCGGGCAAGACAAAGGACAAGATCAAACTGCAACGCCCTATGCGAGTAGTTAATGCTGTTCAGGCAGACCCGTTTACGGGTGCTCGTCGCCAAGTCACTTACTTTGCGGACTGGTTGGGGTGTACCAGTTCTCTCAACGCAGAAATACCACAGGACTTTGTACTGGTGGACTTTGATCCATCACCGGAGATCACTAAACTGTATTCACGTCAACTGGAGTTGGAGGACACCAAAGACCCTCCTCCTCCACCTGCTGCGGACGAATCACAGCCCAGTGCAGCCGCTCCTTCGTTCAAGCCATCGGCTAACCCTTTCAAGATGACTGAAGAAGAGAGACAGGAACTGGAGGACGAAGTAGAGCGATTGATGAGCCAGTACGAGAAAGAAGGCATCTCTCCTCCCCCAACTCCTAATCCTTTAGTGCCGCCTTCAAATATAGTGTTCTCTATTGGCATACCAAAGGACATCATGGAAGCGTGGATTGAAAACGGTTTCATGGACTATCTGCGAGACAGTGTTCAGGACTTCCTCACGGGCGAATTCCTTGATGAAATAATGGACGAAGAAGACGAGATGCCTCGCAAGCGGAAGCCCAAGCCAACAACAAAACACGAGAAGATTTCCAAGAACGACTGGAAAGAGCCGAACGAAAAACAAAAGAGCGACCCAAAGTTTGGCAACAAGCCAACAGACTGGTCGCCCTTTGTTCAAGATTATTTGGATGACAAGAAAAAGGACGAGGGGCTTGACAAGCCTGAATGACGCGATACTCTGTGTGAAAGGAACATCATGGCAAAAAAGAAACGCGACCACTACATAGACAACGATCTTTTCTTTACAGAAATGAGTGAGTGGAGAAAACAGGTAGACGCAGCAGACGCTGCTGAACTACCCCATCCTCCAGTCACCCATTACATTGGCGAGTGCTTTATGAAGATTGCAGAGCATCTGTCTCGCAAGCCCAACTTCATCAACTACCCGTATCGTGACGAGATGATCTCTGACGGCATAGAGAACTGTCTGCTGTACGCGTACAATTTTGATCCTAGAAAGTCAAAGAACCCGTTCTCGTACTTTACGCAGATCATCTACTACGCGTTTCTCCGTCGCATACAGAAGGAGAAGAAACAAGCGTACATCAAACTGAAGAAGATTGAAATGAGCGACGTGGATTCGCAGATGCGGAACTGGATACGGGACAACTACCTCAAGGTGGGCGACAACTTTGAAACAAACGCAACCTTCCTCACGGAGACGGACATAAACAACTTTGGCAAGAAAGAAAAGGAAGAGCCAAAGCCTGAACCAAAGAAGAAGAGTAAACCAAAGGCATCAAAGCCGTCTCCAAAGACAAAGGTAAAGACGAAACCAAAGAAGAAGGCGAAAGGCAAGAAGTGAAGATAGCCATCCTAGCGGACACCCACTTTGGTGCCCGATCAGACTCTCCAGTGTTCCTAGAACACTTCCTTCGGTTTTACAAGCGGGTGTTCTTTCCCCGTCTTCAAGCAGAGGGAATCACAACCATCATCCACTTGGGCGACTTCTTGGATCGCCGCAAGTTCGTGAACTTCTCTACACTCAACGCTGTTCGCAAGGGGTTCGTACAGGAACTGCATGACCACGGTTTGCAGATGCACTGTATTCTCGGAAACCACGACATCTTCTTCAAGAATCGCAGCGATGTGAACTCGCTACGGGAACTGTTCTACGACGCGTTCACCGTGTACGAGAAGCCCACGGTGGTCCAGTTTGACTCCATGAAGATTGCTCTGCTGCCGTGGATTAACAAGGAGAACGAAGCAGAGTCTATGGAGTTCGTGAAGTCCTGTGACGCAGAAGTTTTGTGTGGTCACCTTGAACTGGACGGATTCCAAGTCATGCGCAACTCCACCTTCCAGGGGGGAATGAAGTCTGACCCGTTTGCCCGATTCAAGGCAGTGTACACCGGGCACTTTCACACTCGCCACAGCAAAGACAACATCCACTACTTGGGGTGTCCGTATCAGATCACCATGTCTGATTACGGCGAGAAGAAAGGCTTTCACATCTTGGACACGGAAAGCGGCAAACTTGAGTTTGTCGTGAATCCGTATGCCATTTTCACGAAGATTACTTACGATGACTCCGAACTGGAGCAGACGGAAATGCTTACCGTTCCCGAAGAAAAGGTACGGGGGCACTTTGTGCGCGTGGTGGTGGAGAAGAAGACCAAGCCGTACCTGTTTGAGAAATTTGTGGACTCCCTTTACGCCGCGCAGCCCGAAGGAGTCACCATCATCGACAACGCGATGGTTGACACCAACGAAAGCACGGATACCGTTGATTTAACCGAGGACACACTTGCAACCATCAACAAAGAGATTGACAGCATGGAGTCTCTTGGTAATGCCCAATCGTTGAAGGACTTGATCCGTGAACTGTACGCAGAGTCACTGAATCAGAACGCTAAAGTATGATCACCTTTACAAAGATCCGTTGGAAGAATCTTCTCAGCACTGGCAACCACTTCACGGAGGTGCAGTTGGACAAAGCGTCCACCACTTTGGTGTGTGGAGAAAACGGTGCAGGCAAGACTACCATGTTGGACGCACTCACCTTTGTGCTGTACGGCAAGCCGTTCAGAAACATCAACCTGCCCCAGTTGGTGAACACCATCAACAACAGGGACTGCGTTGTGGAGATTGAGTTCAGTACCAACGGCAACTCGTACAAGGTGACTCGTGGCATTGCACCAAAGGTGTTCAGCATTGAACGAGACGGTGTTGTGGTGGATCACACTGCCACGGTGAAGGACTACCAGTCCATTCTTGAAACCCAAATTCTCAAGATGAACTACAAGACCTTCTGCCAGGTGGTCATCTTGGGATCGACAAACTATGTGCCGTTCATGCGGTTGTCTGCTGCGGATCGGCGCACCGTGGTGGAGAACCTGTTGGACATTGATGTGTTCTCCAAAATGAACGATATTCTCAAGACTCGTATTCTTGAAACAAAGGATCGACTACGAGAAATCGAGAGCGAACTGAAGATGGTGGACATGAAGATCGCAAACAAGCGGAATGTGATTGACATGATCCAGAAGAAAGCAGACGAGCAGATTGCTTCGTACACAAAGAAATTGAACGAAGACAAAGCCGCGCTTGAAGCACTACTGGAAAAGAAGATCGCGTTGCAGTCACAGATTGCCAGTCTGAGCGACAGTGTGGCTTCTATGGACAAGCAACGGGACAGCCTTTCGCAGATGGTGTCTGTGCGAAAGAACATGGAAAGCGCGATGCGAAAAGCAAAGGAAGAAGAGGGCTTCTATCACGACAACGAAGAGTGTCCGGTTTGCCGCAGCGGGCTGGCACACGACTTCCGTGAAGACATGATTGCAAAGAAGAAGACCCGACAGAGCGAACTGCAAGAGGGCATTGACAAGATTGCAGGAATGATTACCACTGCAAACGAAGGCATCAAGAAGACCAATGCCGTCTTGAGCGAGATCAGTGACGCAAAGACAAGCATGGGCGAAGTGGACTCGGACATTGCTGCACACAAGCGGTACATCAAGCAGTTGACTGATCTGATCGGAACCACTGAAAAAGACAAGAGCGGGGTAGACGACGAGAAGACCGCGCTTCAAGAATTGGAGAGTGGTCGAGACGCTTTGGAAGGCGACCGAAAGAGTTTTGTGGAGAGTGCCCACACAATGGATGTTGCCACCATCCTGTTGAAGGACAGCGGCATCAAGCGCAAGATCATTCGCAAGTACATCCCTGCACTGAACAAGATAATCAACAAGTATCTTGTCACAATGGACTTCTTTGCCCAATTCACTCTGACGGAAGACTTCACCGAAGTAATCAAGAGTCGGTATCGTGACGAGTTCTCGTACGACAACTTTAGCGAGGGTGAAAAATTGCGTATTGATTTGAGTCTGCTACTGGCGTGGCGAGATATTGCTCGAATGAAAAATAGCGCAAACACCAATCTGCTCATACTGGATGAAGTATTTGATTCGTCGTTGGACGCGGTGGGCACAGAAGAGGTGATTAAAATACTTCAAAGCATGGGCGGCTCAAACAACATATTCATCATCAGTCATAAATCTGACCAGTTGCTTGACAAGTTCGGTAATGTGCTAGTATACAAGAAGGTCAACAACTTCAGCAAACTATGCTCACCATGACACGCCAATCGTCTCGTCAACGCCTCCTGTCAGAGCCTATCTTTGACGCTTCTGTTTCCCCCGATGAGGCAGAGAGCGTACTGGAGCGGTGCTTGTACTGGTACAGGGAGAACTTCAAGCCTGCAAGCGCACGGGAGTGGGTGGCAGACTATTTGAAAGCAAACGGCAACCCCGATGGGGCAAAGGTGTGTCACAAGGGCAGCAAGTCCACCCTGCGCATATTGGCACCGTATTGCCGCCTTGCGGTGCGGGGATTCCCCCTTCCTGACGCTCACAAGGAGAACATGGGCAAATGGTTGGGGGAACTGCTCCAAGAGGCAGAGCGGGCATCCCCGCCCCCCACAGAAGGGGCTGACCGACCCAATGTCCAAGACAGGGTAAAGGCAAAGGCAGACGGGCTTCTGTGTGTGCTTGAACCCGTGATTGACGCAAGTATTGACTGCGTTCAGACCGGAAAAGCAAAGCAGGAGCCGCTTGTAAAATGGGTTCGCAACACGGAAATGACTGGACCAATCGCGTCCATTATTTGCGAACGTCTGCGTCGAACTGCCGCCGATCTACGAGCCGCCTGTGACGGCACTGATCCGGATTTGGTGGAAGGGTATTCGTATATGAAGCCCAAGCAGTTGGAGCAGTTGACTTCTATATTTGAAACCTCGGTACAGGTAATTCAAGACCGCATGGGAGTCATGCGCACCATGCGCAAACCCCGAAAGCGGAAGGTGAAGCCGCCCGAGCAGCAAGTAAAGAAACTGAACTATCTGCCCAAATGTGACCAGTCAGGACTTGTTTCTGTGATGCCGTCTGGTATTGTTGGTGCACAGGGACTCATCGTGTACAACACACTCACCCGCACAGCAAAGGTTCTTGTTGCCGTCGAGCCAAAGACGGGTCTGCAAGTAAAGGGCAGCACCGTGATTGGTGTAGACAGCAACAAGTCCTTTGAGAAGCGGTTGCGTAAGCCTGATGATTTCTTGAGCAACAAGGGTGGATGCCGTAAGACATTCACCGCAGCGGTTCGGTATTTGAGTGCTTTGAAGACAAAGACCGCAGAGGCAAACGGTCGCATCAACAAGCACTGCCTCATCCTACAGGTACAGCAATGATTCTAGTTGACAACTCGCAGGTTCTAATGTCGTCCATCTTTGCGCAGGAACGAGACGTTGGCAAGATTGACGAGCGATTGGTTCGTCACATTGTGCTGAACACGTATCGAACCTATCGTAAAAAGTTTCACCGCGAGTACGGTGAACTTGTGATCTGCAATGACTCTGGACAGTCTTGGCGACGAGAATTCTTTCCCCAATACAAAGCCAATCGCCGCCAGGCTCGCAAGGACGATGAGCAAAAGTGGGACGAGTTCTACCGCATTCTGAACACCGTGCGGGACGAGATCCGAGAAGTGTTTCCGTATCGCACTATGGGCGTGAGTGGATGCGAGGCAGACGACATTATTGCGTACCTTGCAAAGCGATTCCATGCCACCGAGAAGGTACTCATTTTGAGTGGAGACAAGGACTTTAGTCAACTCCACATCTTTCCTGGGGTGGCACAGTTCTCTCCCCTGCAAAAGAAGTTTGTGGAGGTGGAGAATCCCAAGCAGTTCTTGATGGAGCATATCATCAAGGGCGACTCCTCTGACGGTGTTCCAAATATCCTGTCCGAAGACGATTGCTTTGTGGTGGACGGCAAGCGGCAGCACCCGCTCACAGGCAAGCGCATGAAGGAACTACTGGAGTTCATCCGCGAGTACGGTCACGTTCAAGAGAAGTATCGGATCGCGTGGAATCGCAATGAAACCCTTATTGACCTGCTGAACCTTCCCCCCAAGCAGGTAGAAAAAATTGAAGAGGAATGGAATAAGCCCTTCACTCCCTCACGTGGAAAGATTCTTGACTACATGATAGAGAACGGGCTTCGCAACCTTATGGAGGATATCGGAGACTTCTGATGAGCAACAAAGAGTGGAGAACTGAAGCAGACACCCGCGCAAAGAAAGCGTGGAAGAGTGTGGATCGTAAGCACAAGAGCGCGCGACGATCCGAAGAGAAGAAGCACCTAAAGGACTTAGTGGATGACCTTAATGCAGGTCGAAAGGATACGCGTGATGACTATGACTATGAAGACGAAGAGTGAAAACGGCATCAAGATTTCCAAGCGAACCTTGGACATCCTGAAGAATTTCTCGACCATCAACTCCGGAATTCTAGTGAACGAAGGGAATGTGCTGACCACCCTTTCGTCCACGAAGAACATATTGGCTGAAGCCCATGTGGACGAAACATTCCCACGGCAGTTTGCTATTTGGGATCTGAACAAGTTCCTTGGCACGGTTAGTCTGTTCAAGGATCCTGATTTCATCTTTGACGAGAGTTTCGTCACGGTGAAGAGCGGTGGATCCAGTGTACGCTACTACTACTGCGCCCAAAACTTGGTGACTTCCACAAACAAGAAGATCACGATGCCCGACGCTGTGGTACAGTTCGATTTGAAGTCCAAGGATTTTGGGGACGCTGTAAAGGCAGCATCGGTACTGCAAGTGCAGCACCTGTGTGTGCGATCATCGGATGACGGAGAGAAGATTGAACTGGCAGTGGTGGACAAGACCGACACCACTTCCAACTTCTATTCTATTCAAGTGGGAGACAACACTTCGGGTGCCACTTTCGAGTTCATCTTTGATGTGGAGAATCTTAAGATTCTTTCCGGAGACTACAGCGTTTCCATCTCACAGAAGATTGTGAGTTGCTTTACAAGCAAGACTGAACCACTGAAGTATTGGATTGCCCTGAACGGAGACTCCTCTTACGAGGCTTGATTGTGACTACTAATGAATTGGTGAAAGGTCTGTGGTGCGAGAAGTACCGTCCACAGAGCGTGAAGGACTGCATTCTACCATCAGAACCCGCAGACTTGTTTGCGCGTATGGTGGAGCGAGGCGAAGCACAGAACCTCCTGCTTTCGGGCGGGGCTGGTTGTGGCAAGACTTCTGTTGCAAAGGCGTTGTGCAACGATCTTGGCTGTGACTGGATCATGGTGAACTGTTCGGAAGACGGTAACATTGACACCCTACGGACACGCATTCGGCAGTTTGCGTCCACCGTTTCTCTTACGGACGGGGTGAAAAAGGTTGTCATCCTAGACGAGTTCGACTACTCTAATGCACAGTCAACGCAACCCGCTCTGCGTGGTTTCATTGAGGAGTTTGCCGCAAACTGCCGGTTCATTCTTACTTGCAACTTCAAGAACCGAGTGATTGAACCTCTCCACTCTCGCTGTACTTGCATTGACTTCCGCATTCCGCAAAAGGAGAAGCCTGGTATGGCAGTCCAGTTTCTCAAGCGGGCGTGCGAAATACTCAAGGCAGAAGGGGTGCAGTACGACGAGAAGGTTGTAGCCCAACTCATCACAAAGCACTTCCCTGACTTCCGTCGAACCCTGAACGAACTCCAGCGGTATGCAGTAAACGGCAAGATTGATGTGGGTGTACTGCAAACCCTTGGGGACGTGCAGATCAAGACCCTCGTGAAAGCCATGAAGAGCAAGGACTTTGGGGGCGTTCGCAAATGGGTGGTGGAGAACTTGGACAACGACAGCAGCCGCATTTTCCGCGGAGTGTACGACGGGCTGTACGAAAACCTTGAGAGTGGATCTATTCCACAAGCCATTCTTGTGCTTGCGGACTACCAGTACAAAGCCGCGTTTGTGGCAGACGCAGAGATCAATACCACCGCGTGTTTGGTGCAGTTGATGATGGAGTGCAAGTTCAAATGACCTACCAACTGACTGATTATTTGAATGCCATCAACGTGAACAAGCAGCCGCTGATGGACGAGAGTGAGCAATACGTGAAACACTCGTATCCGCCGTTCGTGGTGACCCGTTGCTTGTCGTATTTTCCGGATACTCTGTTTGTGGCTAACGAAGCAAACCGAATGGGGCACATAGACCCCAAGATGCACTTTGACTTTCTGCGTGGGGCTATTCGCCCTCGCAAGCGGTTCTCCAAGTGGCTGAAGCGGGAGAGTGATCCTCGCGTGGGGGCTTTGGTGGAGTACTACGGGTTCTCCGAGCGCAAGGCACGGGAAGCACTCACCGTACTCACAGACGAGCAGGTACAGGAGATTGTGGACGAGACACGAAAGGGTGGAAAGGCGAAGTAATCTAAATAGTTCCGTGTCTGTTCAAACTACAGGAGTGAACACAGCATGGAAAAAGAAGAACGCTACATCACGATTGACCCCACAGACCTACTGGAGGTCAGTCTAGTTAAACCCGATGATTTTCTCAAAGTACGAGAAACCCTTACACGCATCGGTGTTTCTTCCAAGACAGAGAAGAAACTGTGGCAGTCTTGCCATATTCTCCACAAGAAGGGCAAGTACTACATTGTTCACTTCAAAGAAATGTTTGCCCTAGACGATCTGCCCACCTCCATTTCCCCTGAAGACATTAGCCGCCGAAACACCATCGCAGGGCTACTGGAAGAGTGGGGACTGGTAAAGATTGTAGACAAGAGCAAAGCAGAGAACAAGGTTCCCATCAGTAAGATAAAGATTCTTCCGTACAAAGAAAAGGGTGAGTGGGAACTGTGCCCTAAATACCACATAGGAAAGAGCAAAGGCTCACAAAAACCCAAAGAGTAAACAGGAGATTTCGTTATGAGCAAGTTGGTTGTGAAGTTCCCCACGCGGAACCGTCCCGAAAAATTCAAGACCGTGTTTAGCCGCTACCTGACCTTTCTGGGTGGTCGGCATGATGTTCGTTTCGTTGTCAGTATGGACGTAGACGATCCAAGCATGAACAACCCGCAAATGGAAGAGTGGTTCACCACTCGTGCCATGAACGCAGACATCAAGTGGTGCTACGGACACTCCAAGACCAAGATCCAGGCGTGCAACGCAGACCTAGACGGCGAAGACGGTGATGTGCTGCTGCTTGCGTCAGACGACATGGTTCCTGTGCAGATGGGGTACGATGACTTCATCTTCTCTGCGTTTGAACACTCGTTCCCTGACTTCGACGGAGCAATCAAGTTTTGGGACGGACTGCGACCAAAGGAAGACCCCCTGATGACACTCACGGTCATGGGCTTCCCCCTGTACCGCAAGTTTGGGTACATCTACAATCCAGAATACAAGTCCCTGTACTCCGACAACGAGCAGACGGTTGTTTGCCACCAGTTGGGCAAACTGCGCCGCTGTGACATCTGCATCATTCAGCACCAGTGGACACCAGAGCCGTTTGATGCGCTACACGCACGAAACGAGAACAAAGAAATGTACGATGTGGACGGTGAAGTGTACGCTCGTCGTAAGGAGCGCAATTTCGACATGGAGGAAATGTTCGATGGAACAACTCGCTAAACTAGAACACTATTGGCAAGATCCTATGTTTGAGGAGGGATATTTCACCTATCCCAATCTGTACGCTCACGTGGTCAGAAAATTTCCATCGAACTCTCACTTTGTTGAGGTTGGATGTTGGAAAGGACGGTCTGCCGCGTTCATGGCGGTAGAGATCAAAAATTCGGGAAAGAACATTCGTTTTGATTGTATTGACCCTTGGGAAGAAAATCAGGATGGTCAATGTGTTGGCAACATCTATGGGAAGTTCATGGAAAACACCAAAAGGGTGTCCAATTTAATAACCGCAATCAGAACTACATCCGTTAATGCTGCATCGACATATGAAGACAACTCTGTTGATTTCGTTTTTATTGACGGACATCATGCTTATGATTCAGTCGTAGCAGATTTAGAAGCCTGGCTCCCGAAAATGAAGAGTGGGGGGCTGTTGGCTGGTCACGATTACGCATGGTGTGAAGATGTCCGTAGAGCAGTCCATAAAGTTTTGGGAGAAGGCACAGATTCATACACAGATCGTTATGGAATAGGTTACAAGTCATATGATGATCCTTGGGGCGAAGGCTGTTGGATCATAAACATTGGTTAAGGAGACATTATGCCAGTACCAGCAAGTGATATTAAGTTCAGTGTTCTGATCCTGTCTATTCCCGAACGCATCGACTCCATGAAGGCTGCTGTACAGCAACTACAGCAGCAAGCAGATGCTGTTGGTCAAGGCAAGTCAGTGGAGATTCTTGTGATGTTGGACAACCGCTCCAAGAGCATTTCGGAGAAGCGCAATGATCTGCTTCGCGCTGCTCGGGGACGGTACATCGCGTTCTTGGACGACGATGACGCTATCAGCAAGGACTACATGAGCGCGATTCTCAAGGCAATTGACGAATACGACGTGGACTGCATCTCGTTCAACCAGTGGTGCATGATCAACAGCGAACCCATGAATGTGGAATTCGGTATCGGCAATCCTCACGGTCACCTGTGGCGTGACGAAGACGGAATGCTTGGAGACATCAAGCGTCCTCCGTACCATATGTGCGTGTGGCGGCGTGAGATTGCACAGAGCGAGTCGTTCAATCCTGTCTACGGAGCCAACGGGCAGTCCACAGAAGACATTGACTGGCTCATGCGGCTGTATCCAAAGGTGCAGAGTGAGTACCACATTCCTGATGCCCTACACGGATACATCTACAACTCACAGACCACGGCTTCGCTTGTTCCACAGGAACAGCAATGAAGGTGATTTCATATAGTTTGTGGGGAGACAACCCCACCTACACCGTGGGTGCGCTTAAGAATGCCGATCTCGCGGCTACCCTGTTTCCTGATTGGACTTGTGTGTTCTACTGTTTCCAGTCTGTTCCGCAAGACATAATCAAAGAATTGGAATCGCGTCCGAATGTGCTTGTGCGGCGGGTGGAGGGTGATTACAATACCGCAGACAGCCGTGGTATGTTCCACCGTTTTCTTCCTGCTGACGAAGAGGGCGTAGAGTACATGATGAGCCGCGATACAGATTCTCGTTTGTCCGAGCGTGAGCGGCTGGCGGTGGACGCTTGGATTGCCAGTGGTGCGGATCTTCATGTGATGCGCGACCATCCGTATCACGGTGTTCCCCTGCTTGGCGGTATGTGGGGTGTCAAGGGCGGAAAACTCAAGGGTATTGCACAGGCAATGGAAGAGTTTCAGCCGAGCAGCGACAAGGGACAGGATCAGGCGTTCCTGTGGGAATGGGTTTGGGAGAAGGCAAAGGACGGCGAACTGGCGGTCTGTGTCCACGATCCGTTCTTTCAAAAGTCTCCATTCCCCGATGGCGCAAAGCGCGGCGAAGAGAACGGTGGTGTGTGGTTTGTTGGTCAGTGTTTTGATGCAGACGATAATTACAACAGTCAGGATGATGTAGATTTACTACAGGGACATTAATTATGAATATTCCATATACCGATCCTTCTTTTTTGAAACACATCACCAAACCCATCAAAACGATTGTTGAGTTGGGTTGCAATGACTATCAGTACACCTACGACTTGTTACGCACATATAATCCAAATATTCTGTATGCATTTGAAGCGAATCCAAAGTGCATTAGTTATTGCTTGTCAAACACCACCGACAACAGAATTCATCTGATTCCCAAAGCAGTAGCCGAGCATGATGGAATGATAGATTTTTATGGATTCGGTGAAATGACCGGCTGTGCTTCTGTTTTTGAAAGAATACATCTTCGAGAGTATCAAGACCCAAAGACTCTGGTTCCGTGTGTTAGATTGGATACATTCTTCACCGAAACCCCGAACATCGAGATTGATCTTCTCTGCATGGACATACAGGGATCCGAATTGATGGCAATTAGAAGTTTGGGTAAGTTGATAGAATCAGTTTCGTATATGATGTTGGAGGTTCCGAAGTATGGAAAGTTCATGCATCACGGCGCACCAACTAGAAGTTCGATCATGGATTTCTTGACTCACCACAAATTCAAAGCATTGGAAATCGTCGGTGAGAATGATTGGGAAGACAACATTCTTTTCAAAAAAATGAACTGATAGAGGAGTTTTATAATGAAGCCAGAGATAGTTACTTTTTCCTGCAATTCCCTTCCCATGTATTCCGATTTTTGGAATCCTATTTCCAAGTTTTGGAAAACAAAGTTCGGTATACACCCTGTTCTAGCGTATTGCGGAAAGGAAGACATTCACTTGTCCGAAGAATACGGAACAGTTCACAGGCTACAACCTGTGGATGGTGTTCCCGAGTATCTTAGTGCAACATGGGCTAGATTTTGGATAACCAAGATGTACTCGGACAAAATTTGCTTGACTGGCGACATAGACATGATACCTTTGTCTGTCGGATTCTTTGATCGGCGCATTATGGATGTTGCTGATGATGTTTATGTTCACATCAATGGAGATGCTTACTGTCCAGGTGATTATGGATATTGGAAGCGTCCGTACAATACACTGATTGCCCACGATCATCTTGCACGTGGTGATGTGTTTAATTCTGTGTATTCATTCGAGGATACATTCGCAGATGAAATGCGTAAGTATGCAGCAGTAGATTACAGTCAGAAGATTCGTGAATGTGCGGAGGGAAAAGGATACGCTAACCACACAGAAACGCACCTCCTTCACGCTAGCGGAGATGTTGGAGGAAAGTGGTGTCACGATGAACTCTATTCCACGGATAAACTTAGACAATACGAACTGTCAGGAGGAAAGGTGTCTTGCAATTTCAGCATACCAAGGAATCGAAGACTTGATAGGTCATACTGGAGATATCATCCACAAGATGTGATTGATGGGAAGTATTTGGATTCGCATCTTCTTCGACCATACGCCGAATACAAAGATCATGTTGACTTCCTTATGAGTCTTGTACCAGCAGGAACACTCTAATGCAAAAACACAAAAAGGTTATGATCGTTGGTGGCGCTGGTTACATTGGCACTCGTCTATGCATGGATCTTGCACATGAGTATGATGTTTTTTCGTGGGATATGTGCAAGTTCTCAGATACCGCAGTGCAGAATATTCGATCAGACTATGCCAACATCACCCGTCAAGACATACAAGATTTTGACGCGATTGTGCTGTTGGCAGGACACTCAAGTGTTCGTATGTGCGATGGAAATCCTTACGGTGTTATGAAAAACAATGTGTTCAATTTCACCAATCTATTGAATTGCATACTTCCCGAACAGACATTCATATATGCAAGCAGTGCAAGCGTATACGGAAATTTCACACAAGATACCGCAACGGAAGATACACCGTTTGAATCTGCTTACAATATGTACGATATGACTAAACAGACGATTGATTCATATGTCAAGACTTCTGGCAAGTTGAACTCTCGGGTATATGGTTTGCGGTTTGGAACTGTTAATGGCTTTTCCCCGATTCTCCGTGATGATGTCATGCTGAATGCCATGACGAACTCCGCTTGGTCTTCTGGTCATGTGAATCTCTATAGCCCCAAAACTCGCAGATCAATTCTTGCAATCAGTGATCTCACAAGAGGGATCAAGGCTATACTGCGTAGCAACAGAGAATTTGGTGGGATCTACAACATGGCATCGTTCACTAGTACATCAGGGGAGATGGCATCCGCTGTTTCTGATGTTTTTGGTGTGCCAGTAAATCTCGTGTCTCCAGCAGATGGTTCTGTTGTAAAGGGAAACGAGAAGTTGGTTAGTAGCAAGTACGATTTTTCCTTGAACTGCGAAAAGTTTTGTCGGGACTTTGATTTTTCGTTCGAGGGATCTGTCAGTAGTATTCTCGTAGAGTTAACAGAGCATCGTGGTGCGATGATACATACTAACAGAAACACCCCCTTTGACTATGAACGGAGTGCATCGTGAGTTGTAAAATAGTAAACGAATGTCGGTGCTGTGGAAGCGCACATCTCAAGACTGTATTAGACTTGGGAACCCAACCACTGGCAAATTCATACCATCATGGTAACAACCAAGAGCAGTATCCTCTTTGCCTCTTGCTTTGCGAAGATTGCTTTCACTCACAACTGAGTGTGGTTGTAGATCCTGATGATATGTTCCGTGATTATGTGTATATCAGTGGAACATCAAAGACTCTCCATGATTACTTTGAATGGTTTGCCGACATGGTTCAAGCAGAATGCGGCAAGATAGGTTCTGTGTTGGATATTGCCTGCAATGACGGAACGCAACTTGCCAAATTTAAGAGCAGAGGTTGGCTAACTCATGGCATTGACCCCGCGAAGAACCTACTGCATTTATCATCGCAGAATGCAGACAAAATCGTTTGTGATTATCTCAATGAATCTGCGATGACCGAATTGGGAAACATCAAGTATGATGCGATACTGGCACAGAATGTATTTGCTCATACTCACGACATTGTACATTTCCTCATGTGCTGCAAGGAAGCGATGACTGATACTACAAGGCTGTACATACAGACATCGCAGGCTGATATGATAGAAAACAATCAGTTCGACACCATCTATCACGAACACTTGTCTTTCTTTTCCACGAATTCCATGCGTACAGTCTGTGAACGAGTTGGGCTGAAGTTGATTTCCGTCAAAAAGACAGATATTCATGGCGGAAGTTATGTTTTTACGATTTGTCGTTCTGGAAACGAGGACTCTACTGTTTCAAACATGATTGAACAGGAAAGAGTCCGTGGTAGATACTCTGTTGAACGATATGACAACTATCGACAGAATGTTGAGAGAGTCATATTTCAGTTTAGAGAATTCGTCAATCTATATTCATCAAAGGGATACTTGGTTGTTGGATATGGAGCAGCGGCTAAAGGCAACACCTTCTTGAACGCCAGTGGCGTAAAACTCCACTTTATCATAGACGACAATAACCTAAAGCAAGGACTTTTGACACCAGGAACAAACACGATGATTGTGTCCTCTGACTACATCAAGACATTCGCGCACAACACCGTGTTTATTCCGTTGGCGTGGAATTTCCATGATGAAATCCGATCAAAGATCAAAAGCAAAGTTGACGATCTAAAGTTCAAGCATTTGTTTTGCTATCTGATCCATGCCTACTATCCAACAGCAACGACAGAGGTTCTTTGAGCATGATAAAGATCAGTATTCCATATCGTGGTATGGAAAAATGCAAAGTTCGTATGCTTGATGTGATAGATCAATGTCAAGACGCGGACGATGTTTTTATACAAATTGTCGAGCAGAGCAATGATGGTAGACGATTCAATTTGGGAAAAATGATCAATGTGGGATTCGATTTGTGTTCTAATAATTCGGTTAATGATGATTGGGTGTATATGTTCCATCCTGTCGATCTGTTCCCAGAACAAGGAATACTTCCATACAAACAAGGTATGGAGTTTATACTAAAAAATCATGTATCCGTTATTCGTTATAATGTGATCGGACAGGCACATTTCTATCGTGCGTGTCAGTATAGTCCTGCTGCATATCGTCTTTTCAACGGATACACGAATGAATTTTGGGGATGGGGTGCAGAGGATGATGAGTTTTTCAATAGACTCCGCATCAAGCAGATTCCCTCTCATTACATGAATCTAGAATTCAATACATGGTCAGAAACAAAACAAGACCACGAACCCGACCATCCATCACCAGATTTTTTGATGGGTCTATCACACCACGAACAGAATGTTGCTATTGCAAATTCTGTTACTCTCGAAAAACTGTCAAGCGATGGATTGAGCAATTTGTCGTACAGAGTTATATCTGAAAAAACCATAGGCAAAAACATCAGGCACATAGAGGTTGAACTGTAGTGAAAGCACTAGTAACAGGCGGAGCGGGTTTCATCGGATCTAATCTTGTGGATCGTTTAATTGGAGACGGTCACGAAGTCACGGTGATTGACAATGAATCTTCGGATGCAAACGAGCAGTTCTACTGGAACCCTGCTGCGAAAAATTATAAGTACGACATCAATGACTACACAATGGTTCGTAGACTGTACGAAGGTGTGGACATGGTGTTTCACCTTGCTGCGGAAGCGCGGATTCAGCCGTGCATTGAAGATCCGCTCAAGGCAGTGGAAGCCAATATGCTCGGCACAGCCAGTGTGTTGCAGTGCGCTCGTGTGTGTGGTGTTAAGCGAGTAATCTATTCGTCCACCTCTGCTGCTTACGGATTAAAGAATACGCCTCCACTTGTTGAAACCATGCCTAACGACTGCTTGAATCCGTACTCGGTTTCCAAGACTGGCGGTGAAGAGTTGTGCAAGATGTACTCCAAACTATACGGATTGGAGACAATCATCTTCCGCTACTTCAATGTGTACGGTGAGCGTCAGCCTCTGCGTGGGCAGTATGCACCCGTGATCGGTATCTTTCTGCGTCAACGAGCCGCAGGAGAGCCAATGACCATTGTTGGCGATGGTGAGCAGCGGAGAGACTTTACCCATGTGAGTGATGTGGTGGAAGCCAACATCAAGGCATCAGAGTTCACTGCTCCCGAATACAATGTTTGTGATGTTGGCGATTGTCGGGTGTACACGAACTGGGAGTGGGGTCAGGTGTACAATATCGGAACGGGACGCAATCACTCCGTGAACCAAATAGCCGCTATGATAGGTGGCGACACAGTAAACATTCCTCCTCGCCAAGGCGAGGCTCGGATCACTCTAGCCAATGCCAGCAAAGCACGGGAACATCTTGGATGGATTCCCAAAGTTCGTCTTGAAGACTGGATTACAGAGCATAAATAACCCCACAAGGAGATCGTGAACAATGTCTACAGTATGTCTTTCCATGATCGTCAAGAACGAAACCAAGATTCTGCACGAGTGCTTGGACTCCGTCCACCCCCACATTGATTACTGGGTAATCGTTGACACAGGCTCAACAGACGGAACGCAGGAGTACATCAAACAGTACTTTGCTGAGAAGGGTATTCCAGGCGAACTGATTGAGAAGCCGTGGATCAACTTTGGACACAACCGCACGGAAGCACTTGATCTGTGTGCTGGCAAGGCGGACTACGCGTGGATGATTGACGCAGACGACCGAATTGTGGGTGACTTCAAGTACCCCAACGGCAAGAACATGACTCACGACGCTTACGCTCTTAAGTGTGGTCGTGACAACTGTATTTGGTGGCGCAATCAAATCTTCAAGACAGGTATTGGCTGGAAGTACGTGGGTGTGCTGCACGAGTACGCACACTGCGAGAAACCTAATCTGACGCAGGCAAAGATTGAAGGCAACTACTTCTTGGAAGCCCGCACGTTGGGGCAGGAGCGAAATGGTGGCATCACTCCTGTGGAGAAGTACTCTAGGGACGCAGACCTGTTGGTGGAAGCACTAAAAACAGAACCCACAAACTCTCGTTACCAGTTCTACTTGGCGCAGTCGTACTTTGACTCGCAGCAGTGGGACAAGGCTATTGAAGCGTACTACAAGCGGGTGGAGATGGGCGGATGGGAAGAAGAGTGCTACTACTCCCTGTTTCGTGTAGCCCTGTGCGAGATCCAAAAGGAGTCTCCGTGGACTGTGGTACAGCAGAAGTTCTTGGACGCATACGACTACCGCCCGTGTCGCGCAGAGCCGCTTCACGCCATTGCGCGGTTCCTGCGGATGAACGGTCGCCCCCGCGCGGCGTACCTGTTTGCAAAGGAAGCGGCGCAGATCAGGTATCCGCACCACGACATCCTGTTCATCGACAACAACGTGTACGAGTGGATGGCAGCGGACGAACTGGGGTCCACGGCTTTCTATGTTCACGACTACCAATTGGGTGGCTACGTCTGCGAGAAACTGCTTCGGGAAGGTAAACTTCCGCCTAGTGAAGTGGAGCGGGTGAAAACCAACCTGACCGCGTACAAGGAGCGTTTGGCTGCTACGGGTCAGACCATTCCTCAGCCGCAGGCTCCGCAACTTGCTCCTGTGCCTGTAGTGAACCTACAGCCCCCGCAATCTCTTCTTGGTACGGCTCAAACTTCCATAAATACGGGGAAGAAGAGGAAACGCTAATGGCAACCCCCGGCTACTACGATATCCCTACCCAACGCAACTCCACCTTCCAGTTTCACGTGGAGTACCAGGACGAGAACGGAAACGGTGTTGATCTCACCGGATACACCGCTCGGTTTCATGTGCGTCCAAATCCCGACTCTGCTACCAAATATTTGGAGATCACGGTCAGTGGCGTAACCAGTGGCGGCTCCACGGGCAGTTGGACGGGGACAGCGGGCGTGTCTGGTTCGGGTGGCATCAGCCTCAACAAGGGCGAGACAGGCTCGGCTCTTACAGGCGGCGTTCTCATTACCGCAGACTCCACCACGATGGGATACATTCCGTATGGCAAATGGTGGTACTCACTGGACATCACGAAGGGCACGACCACCGATGAAATACTGTTTGGTCGGTTTGATGTACAGCCCAAGGGCACGCGGTGAGAGGAAAGATCACCCAACACTCCCACAGAGTAACCCCCAAGTGCGTGGCACACCGCACTGTGGTGGTGCAGCGGAGCCACAGGGTGTCCCCAAAAGGCAACGGTAAGGGCGTAGTACTGCGAAAGGTACGGGACACCCGTCTTGTCCGCGTTTCCACCCGAGAGGGCGTGATCGTGCGTCGGAAGAAAGATCGTTTCATTCTGAAGATTGACACTTGACAG